TGTTTAGCAGGAGGTTTAGTTTGTCTTTGTGGTTTTACTTCAATAATATATTTTTTAATTTGTCCGTTACTTTCTCTTGCTTTAATATAGAAGTCAGGAAAGTATCGATGAGGTTTATTATCAACTGGAGATTTGTACCAGACATACATTTCTTCACTTCCCCATTCGAGGATATTGGTATTAGTATCACAGTAATTCATGAATTTCAGTTCCCATGAGGAACGGTAAACTACTTTGGTTGGATTACCTTTGTACTTGTAAGGTGCTCTAACTTTATACTTACCTTTATAAGCCATAAATAAATATAATTATCATAGAAATATTTAGAGTGGTACAGCCTCGTAGAATAGCAGACTTCAAACCAACCCTATCAAAGTTAGCCACAACTTCTCATTATCAGGTTATCTTCGGTGGTTTGCCTCAGAAATTAAGACAGCATCTTAATGTGAGAGATGTTGGATGGAGATTTACTGCTGAAACGATAGGATTACTTTGTAATAATGCAGTTCTACCTGGTAGTGCTCTTTCTACTGCTGAATTGGATGGACATTATATGGGCGTTCAAGAGAAGTTTGCTCACAGTAGAATGTTTATGGATATATCTCTTGAATTTTATGTTGATAGTGATTACAGAACTGTTAAGTTCTTTGAGCATTGGATTGAATTTATGGCAAGTGGTTCAGGAGAGAATCAGGCAAATGATGGTTATTATGTTAGGATGGCATACCCTGATGAATATAAAACAAGTCAGACAAAGATAATTAAATTTGATAAAGATTATAATTCAGAACTAGAATATACTTTCTATGGATTATTTCCCAAACAGTTGAATGATATGTCTGTGTCGTATGATCAATCGAATATTTTAACAGCAACATGTGCGTTCTCATTTGATAGATATATTTGTGGAAAGAATACTAGTTTCTCTATCTTCAGAGGAAATAATAACAATAGAAAATTAACTGGTAGTAATTTTAATATACCTTTCCTTAATAATTTTAGATAGCACACCAAATTCGACTTTTTATTCCATATATACGGGGAAAAAAACTCCGACATTTTTTTGAGCCACAAGATTTTCAAAAAGTGGTATAAATAAAAATACTGAAGTGCTACAAACATTATGCCTTTACCAAAAATTACCGCACCAACCTATGAGTTGGTACTTCCGTCATCTGGAAGAAAATGTAGATATAGACCATTTCTTGTAAAAGAGGAAAAACTCCTTATTATCGCAATGGAGAGTGAGGACACAAAACAGATAACCACTGCTGTTCAACAAGTCCTTAAAAATTGTATTTTAACAAGAGGTATTAAAGTAGAGAAACTTGCTACTTTTGACATTGAGTACTTATTCTTGAATATTCGAGGTAAGTCAGTTGGTGAAGAAGTTGAAGTTATGATTACTTGCCCTGATGATGGCGAAACTGAAATTCCTGTTGTGATCAATTTAGATGATATTAAGGTTAATACTGATGATGACCATACAAGAGATATTAAGGTAGATGATACTTTAACTGTCAGGATGAAATATCCTTCATTAGACGAATTTATTAAAAATAATTTTGATTTAAATGAAGATATGGATATTGAAGATACTTTTCAATTAATTGCTTCTTGTATAGAGCAAGTATTTAATGAAGAAGAATCTTGGAATGCCTCTGATTGTACTATGAAGGAATTAGTTGATTTTATCGATCAATTAGGAACAAAGCAATTTAAGGAAGTTGAGAACTTTTTTGTCACAATGCCAAAATTGTCCCATACTCTTAAAGTGACGAATCCTAAGACAAAGGTGGAAAATGAAATTGTATTGGAGGGACTACAAAGTTTTTTCGGGTAGGTATGGCTCATGAAAGTCTTGAGTCATACTATAAGGTAAATTTTGCCTTGATGCAGCATCATAAATATAGCTTAACAGAGCTAGAAAATATGATACCTTGGGAACGAGAAGTCTATTTAACTCTTTTACAACAATACATTGAAGAAGAAAATTTAAAAGCAAAGCAACAACAGGCAAATAGTGGCAGTTACTAGCAGACCAACAGCAAAGAAAACATCCATCAATTTTGGTAATTTTGGTGGTAATTCTGACTTGGGGAATGTTTCTCCATCTCAGTCTAAAGTTTCTGGTGCTAGTCATATAAGATCTCTTCAATCTCAGAGAAGAGTACTTGAGAGAGTTATTACATTAGAAGAAGATGTTGGTAATATTCAAACAAGGTTGCAAATGCAAGATGAGTCTTTGTTAGCATCAAAGTCGGAATTTCAGCAGTCTCTTGCTAATGTCCAAGATTCTATTGGAACATTACAATCTGGGCAAAAGGCGATTATTGATAATGCAAAAGAAACAGAGAAAATAAAAGAAAAGCAAAGAAAATTAGAAGAGCAAAGACTTAAGAGAAAGGAAGCTGAATCTGATCTTGAAGGACCAGGTGCAGCAGCCGTTGATAAGGACGTAAAGAAAAAATCTGGTCAAGGTGAGAAAGTTGCTAAGAAAGCACAGGGTATTCTTGGTACTTTAGGTAACTTTTTTAAATTTGTTATTGCTGGATGGCTTACTGATAAAACCTTTAAATTAATTGAAGCATTCCAGAGTGGTAATAAAGCTGATATTAAAAAAATTGGTATAAAATTATTGGCAGGTGCAGCAGCAGTTGGTGGAATAATGCTGCTTGCTGCAGGTGCTATTGGTCCAGTTATTGCAGGTGTATTCTCATTAATTGGTACTTTAGCTGCTTTATTGCTTAATCCAGTTACATTAACTGCTTTACTAGTTGCAGTTGGAGTTGGTGGTGCGATATATGGAATTAAAAAACTCTGGGATTGGGGTAGGAACAGAGCAGCAGGTGGAAAGAAATTTAAAGATGCTCATAAAGAGAATTGGAAGGAATTAGAAGAAGCTGGTGTGACCCAATCTGTTGGTGGAGGGATGTTTAATAGATGGAATGTTAAAAGAGATGGGCAACTGGTAGCTAGACAATATAAGAATCTAACAGATGAAGAAAAGGCTGCTGTAGATAAGTTTAAGGCAGAGAAGCAAAGACTTGTTGACCTTAAAAAGGCAATGAGAAAAGAGATGGATGAGATGATAGCGAATACTCCTAAAACTGGAACTAAAGAAAGTATGGGTAAAACAAAGGCTATACATTCAAAAGAAGATAAGGCACAAATAAAAGCGAAGAAAGCACAGATTAGAGCAAAATATGAAGCCATGATGGGCAAATCAGATGCAGTTACTTCTGGTGATGGAAGTAATGTGGGTTCTACTGCATCAGGTGATACTACTGCTTCTAATATTGGTCCAGCAGAGACTGATGAAGGTAAGATAAGTGTTATTCCTAATTATACCCAACAAGTTGAGGATGTAGCAAAGGGGATGGGTTCAAAAGTCCATACTTTATCATCTGGTAATTCTGATAACATGTATATTCAGGATGCAAAATCAAACTTTAATATGTTCTAGAGATAATGGCATTAGGAATCAAATCTTTTAAGGGTGGATGGAAGAAAGGTAAAAGTTCTTCTCTTAATAAGGGCATAACCAATATTGGTAGAATAGCAACTTCTCGTGGTACAGGAAGGTTAGTTAATCAGAGACTTACAGCTCAGTCAAAGAAGGTTGCTGGAGTTAAGAAAGGATTTAAGAAATTCATGGGATCTACTAATAAAGATAAAGCTAAATTTCTTGGAGGAAAGGTTAAAACAGGTGCTGTTGGTGCTGCAAAGTTCTTTAAGAAAAGTGCAGTAAAATCTGCAAAATGGGTTAGAAAAAAAGGAAGTTTATTGGCAGCGAAAGCAGCATCGGCAGCATTAACAGGTGGAAGAGCTCTTATAGGAGGAGCAGCAGCTGCGGTAATGGCAAAGGGTTTTAACCCAATGAAGTTTATTTTATTGACATTTGTTGGATGGATAATTACTAAACTTCCAGCAATCATGGAAGGAATTAAGAAGTTTATTGAGAAGATAAAACCTCTTTTTGAGAAGTTAAGTGAATGGGTTAAGGGTATTGTTAAATTCTTTACATGGATTGGTGGTGGTATTAAGAATTTGTGGGATAAAATAAGTGGTAATACTGATAAGGTATCTGCTGAGAAAAAGCAACTTGAAGATGCAACTGGGAAGTTAAAAAAGACTTTTGATGATACTAAAAAGGGGCATGATGATTTAATCAAACAGGCAAAGGGTGAAGAGGTCAATCTTAAAAAAGATATGGATGACCTGAATAAAGATGTTAATGATGAACTTGATGCTAATGGTCAACCAACAACGAATTCGTCTGGTAAAGATGTAACACCAAGTACTACTATATCTCCTACTAATAATACAACTAGTGTTAAAACTACAAGTACTCCAAAAAATAAACTTGCTTCAAAACCCAAAAAGATTGGTACTGGAAAACCAGTTACTGTAGTGATTAAAGGTGAATCTGTAGTTTTACAACCAGGTACAGTAGAATATAATACCTTCTTTGCACCTGGAGGAGCTAAAGATAAGATGATCCATAATAAAGTAAAAGATGTAAATCTTGTAAAAACTAAATCTGGACCTAAAATACTTACTGTTGATGTTCCGATTCCTGCATCAAAAACACAACCTCAACCTACTGGGTCGTCTATTAGTCAAGGAAGTTCTGACGGTGTAAATAGTAGGGACTTAGCATTACATAGTATTGAAAGATAAATGACAGCAAAAAGTGCATCGATATTAGAAGTAGTTACATTAGAGGCTAATGATCAGTCTCAGGATGTTGATATTCGTAATGGTGTTATGAGTATTGATTATTATGAGGATATTTTTTCGCCTACAGTTACTGCAAAAATTGTTGTCTATAATACTGGGGATAGTATTGAAGGTAAGGATGGTAAGTTGCAATCAATCTATAATGGATTACCGTTAAGAGGTGGAGAAAGATTATCAATAAAAATTGCTCCAAATACTGAAGATAATGGTGGATTGGACTTCTCTGAAAATTATCAAGATTATTTGTACGTTTCTAGTGTTACTAATGTTATTACACAGGCAAAGAAGGAGACTTTTACATTAAATTTAGTTTCAAGAGAAGCAATTACTAATGAGACTACAAGAGTTCCTATTAAATTTCCATCATCTTCTACTATTGATGTGTCAGTTAAGAAGATTCTTGAAGATTATTTGAAGACTGAAAAGGAGATAAATGTAGATCCTGTATCAAATGCATATGGGTTTATTGCTAATATGAGAAAACCATTTAATATTATAACTTGGTTGGCATCTAAGGCAGTTTCTGAACAAGATAATGCTGGATTTTTCTTCTATCAGACACAGGATGGGTATCAGTTTAAATCGATTGATAATTTAATAAATCAAGAACCGAAAGCAGAATATACTTATACTGAAGTTAACATGAGTGATACTGAAAGAAATAATGATTTTAATATAATAACGTATGCTACAAATAAGAATCAGAATTTACTTGAAAAACTTAGGTTAGGTGCATATTCTAGTTTTGTGGCAACATATGATCCTTTAGAATCTAGGTTTAATTTACCTCAAGAGGCAGAATTTACTCTTTCTAAATCTATGGATAAGGATAAAATTAAGAATTTGGGACAAGAGTTAAAATTACCACCTATTGATGATACATCTAAAAAAACTTTAGGTGATATACCAAGTAGAGTTATGACGATGGTTCTTGATAGGGGTGTTTTGGAAAATGGAGTTGGTACTGCGAAGAATGCTGATCCCATGCAGTTTCAGGCACAGTCTCTTATGAGATATAACACATTGAATACTCAAGAATTACATATGCAGGTTCCTTTAAATACAAATTTAAGAGCAGGTGATACTATTAAGTGTCTGTTTCCAAAGATTACTAGTCAGGATGAGGATATTGATGATGAGCAGAGTGGATTGTATTTAATTAAAGAACTTCGTCACCATTTTGGTACTGATAGGTCAGAAACATCAATGAAATTATTGAGAGATACTTATGGTTTGTATGGTGTAAATAATGATAGTGGAGAGAAATAATGGAACAGTCTTTAATAAAAACTAATTTTGTAGGTAGAGATGGTTTTCGTTGGTGGATAGGACAGATTGCCCCTGATGAAGTTCAAGCATCACAAACTAAAGGTGTAGCAAAAACTGGTGGTAGATATAGTAAAGATGGACCACCTCCTTTTGGTAATAGATATAAAGTTCGTATTATGGGGTATCATCCTTATAATACTGTAGAACTTAAGGATGAAGAATTGCCTTGGGCAACAGTAGTTTCACCACCAGGATATGGAACTGGTTCTGCTGGATTGTTTAAGACAATTAGATTTCAGCAAGGTGATAGTGTTTTAGGATTTTTCTTAGATGGGGATAATGCACAAGTTCCCGTAATTTTTGGTGCTCTTGGTAATAGTCCACAGAAAGCATCAGAAGGAGCACCATTACCATTTCAGTCATTTACTGGATATACAAGCACTCTTAAAAAACCTTCTGAAGGTACTTTAGCAGAATCAAATAGTACTGGTGCTAGAGATCCAGAATCACCTAAGAATGTATCACCATCAGATGCTAAGAAAGTAGCAGAGCAAACTGGTAATAAAAATAAAGCATTTTTTAGTAGTGCTGTTGGTAAAGTAATCCATTTGGGATCGGGTGAGAGTAAAATGACAGAAGCAGTCAATAAATTGAAGACAGGTGTTGAAGGTTTTACTCAGGAATTGGATAATTTAAAATCACAGATGGATGTTAATAGTGTATTTGCACAAGATAAAATTAAAGGTTTGATTAATGATAAGGCAAGTGCTCTTGCTGGAGTTGCTTCTGGTATGGTCGGTGGAATGACTAATGGACTTTATGAAAAGATGGGACCTATGCTGAATGGTGGGTTGTCATCAATGTATGATGATGTTTATATGAAAGTTTTTGCTGCTACGATGTCACCAGCAATGGCAAATAAGGCAGGTGTAGCAGCACAGGCATCAATGCTAAGTCCTATTGGTGATTTGGAAGGACTTTTACCTTGTCTTACTAATAAAATTACTAATAATCTTGCTAATTCATTGGGTAGTATTCTTGGGGCAGTTGCTGATAATGTTTTTGCTTATGCTGATTGTGTAGGAGACCAGGCTACTGGAGCAATAATGAATGATGTGATTGGACAAATAACTGAGGGTATGGCAGGTGCTTTGGGTGGTATTGGTAAATTAATGAAATATATGGGTGATTTTAGTGTGGATGGATTATTAAGAAATGGTATAGATGCTCTTCTTGGTATGGCAGGTTTGGGTGATTGTGGAGTTACACCTAGTCCTCATACTGGTGCTGCGAAATATAGAGTAGGA